GCAGAACCTCATGGTGGTTATAATGATGATGATAAAAAAATAAATATAAAAATTGAATCATCTATTAAAGAAGAATATATTGATTGGATTAATACTATTAGATTAAACATTAGCCCTAATACTGAAGATGAAAAAGAAATTAGATTATTTAAAAATACACCATTAAAAATTAGAAAAATAGAAGTTGGGGGTGAAGAAATTGATATAAATTTAATTATATCCAAAACATTCAAATCATGAAAAATAAATTATTATTTTTTAAACCCAAACCAACTATAAAAATATGGGAAGGACTTAAAATGCAATTCAATTATAGTTCCCAAGAATTATTATATCATTCATCAGTGTGTGGGTTTGTTGATGGAGTTAAACATGCTGTAGAACAAGGTGTTGATATAGATTATAATGATAGTGTTGCATTAAGATGGGCAGCTAATAACGGTCATATTAATGTAGTAAAATATTTAATTAGTGTTGGAGTTAATATGAATGCACATAATGGTGATGCATTAAGATGGGCAGCTAATAACGGTCATTATGAAATTGTTAAAATATTATTAAATAATGGTATTAATACTAATGTATGTGGCAAAGTTGCATTAAGTTGGGCAACAAACAGAGATCATGTTGATATAATTAAATTATTGAAAGGATTTATAAAATGAATAAATTATTTAAACCTAAATCTAATGAAGAATTAAATGAGGGATTAAAATCACTAGATGATTCCCGACTATTTATTTTATCTGCTAGAATAGGTTATAAAAAGGGTGTAGAAATATCGCTAAAAAATAAAGATTTAATGTGTCATAAAATATCAGCATTCAATCAAGCGATAATGACTAATCAAATTGAAATTGTAAAATTATTAATTGATAATGGAACTGCTATACATACTAGTGCAAATTTCGCTATTCGTCATGCTTCAGGAAATGGATATGATGAAATTGTAAAATTATTAATTGAAGCAGGAGTTGATATACATGCAAATTTAGAAGAATCATTAAAATTTGCATGTGTTAGAGGATATCACAAAGTAGTAAAGTTATTAGTTGAAGCAGGAGCTGATACAAGTAAATTAGGACCTTCTTATTTAGAACATGCTTTTAACAGTGGGTTTTATGAAATTAACAAAATATTAAAATATAATGAAAATACCAGATTTTTTAAACAAAACAATTAGTGATAATGATTGGATAGGAATTGTTGTAAATAACAAAGATTCATTATTTACTGGTAGATGTCAAGTCCGTATTTTCAGATTAATGGATAATATTGAAAATACGGAATTGCCATGGGCTGTACCTATTAATTCTTCTATATTTGGTGGTGATGGTGCTGGTTCTTTATCAATTCCTAAAATAGGACAATTTGTAAGAATACAATTTAATAATGGAGATATATATGCCCCTGAATATACATCTATTCAAAATGTAGATTCAGCATTATCAGAAGAAATTAAAAATGATTATGAAGGTACTCATGTAATTGTGTACGATCCCGATGAAGAACTTAATGTAATTTATCAAAAAAATAGAGGGTTTGAAATTTATTATAGAGAATCATTTATACAAATTGCTCCTGATTCTATGATTACAATTCAACATGCTAATCAAGAGTCATTAATACAATTAGAAGGAGACAAATGTAATATAGTTACAAAAAATGAAGTGAATATTTCGGCAGCTGCAAAAGTAGATGTAACAGCTGATGAAGTTAGATTAGCTGGAAATCAAACAACAAAAGTTGGTCCTGGCCCATATAATCATGCTGTAATGGCAGAAATAATATTTCCTTTATTAGAAACTTTAGCAACTTCTATAGATGCTAAAATGCCTGCAACCCCTGGAGTAAATGTTGGAATAGTTAAACAAGCTGAAGGGGCTGGAACATCAAATAACGTATTAATATCAGAATAATGAAAACATTATTTATTCCTAAACCCGAAAAAGAAATTAAAAAATATATAATTTTTTTAGAAAATATAAGGGGTGAAATTAATCAAATAGATATAAATGTTATAACAGCTTATATGCCACAAGATTATACAGTAGGAACTGCTTTAATTATTGACACAAAGGAAGATCGAGTTCCATATACTTTATATATAGATAATGATTATAAATTAACATTATATGGTGATGGATATAAATTACTTAGTAAAGTAACTAAATATCCTATTATAAGATTTTTTAAATTAAAAAAAACGTTTTTTATAAATGGGAGGGATTAATAAAATATTTTAAAAGAATTTATGGAAAATAAAATTACATATAGTAACGAATGTACTAATGCATATTCTAGTCAAACAAATATGGAAGCTGGAATTTATGTTAATGGAACTATTGTAGGATATATTGAATATGTTATTTATTTTAATGAATTAACAATAAGTCATATTTTTATAGATCCTACTCTTAGAAGAAAAGGATATGCATCAAGATTATTAAAATATGTATTACAAGAAAACCCAAATAAAACTTATATATCATCATTAAAAACAGATTTAGGTTCTAAGTTTATTAAAAAAGATTTACCATTAACAGAGAGTTTATTTCAACCAAAACAAGAAAAAGATATTATAAAACTTTTTGATATTTTTTCAACTAATCGTGTTATGTTAATTCAACATTATATAGATGTTTTTCAAGCAAATTCAACTCATCAAAAATATTTTAATTTAACAACTGATATTAATTTAGTTAAACGACAATTAAAATCTAAAAATGAAGATCTTTATATTATAAATCAAAAGGGTAAATTAGATGAAGCGTATAAAAAAATATTATATTTTTTTAATGATCTTAAAAATATAGAAGATACTATAACTATACTTGCTTGTGATTTTCGATTTGAATTAAATCAAAATTATAAATGTGCGGGTGGTCTAAGTTATTTTCAAGATGATTCAGACATTATTATATTTAATAAACCATATTTAATAAAAAAAATTAAGGATAAGTTTAATGACCAAACAAAAAGATAAAAAGAAAAAAGAAGGAACTGAATTTCTTAATAAATCAATTAAAGAATCTAAAGAATTTTTCAATAAGCCTAAAAAATTAGATATTTTAATAGATACTGGTATTATTGTGCTTAAAAAAATACAAAGTGAGTTGTTAAAAAATACTACTGATGACGAAGTAAATAATTTTGTAAAAAATAATAGAGAATTACAAAAAATAATATCATGTGTTACTAAAGATTTAAATGAAGATATTATTTCTGATATTGTATTAGCATGTGGAAATCCCGACTTTTATCCTAACCAAATTAATAAATTAACTAATATAATTTCTCGTAATGGAGATTTATCCGGGTTAGATTTTATTAATATAATTAATATTGACAGCGATTTTAATAGTAAAACTGATAATTTCAATATTAATGAAACTTTTGAAAAAATTAAAGATGCGTTGCCTATAATTTATTTAGTTTATTATATTAGTTTAAAAATAAAAGAATTTTTAACTCAAAATAAATTTCCATCACCTTTTAGGGGTAAATATTTACAAAAACTTATACGAATTGTTGGGACTATTATAAAAAAAACTATAAAAAATTTAGGAATTGAAATAAAAAAAATTGCTAAAGAAGCTATTGAAATAATTAATAGTGTAAAAAGTTTAATAAAATCAATTCAAAATTTATTAAAAACATTAAAACTTCTTGATAGTGTTATAATTGCTACTTTAGCAGGTGCATTTATTTATTTAAACAATAGAAAAAAGGCGCATCAACATTCGTTTGATACATTTAATGAAATATCAAAACCAATGATATGTGAACCATTAAAACATGCTAAAACCAATGAAGAAATACAAATAAATTCAGTTCCTTTTAATATAAACAATCTTTCTTGTCCTATAGAAATAAATGAACCATTAGTTCCCCATGAACCATTTGAAAATAAATTAGCAAATGTATCATGTGAATATGAAGGAATTAATCAAATTGTTGAAATTGAAGAAGGTGATTTGTCCAATATTGATACAAAAGCAATAATAAACAATGATTCATCTATTAATTTTAATATTTTAGTAAGTAACAATGACAATATAAATTCTAGAACAATTTTGGGGACATTTGGGGACACTAGGGTATATTCACCTATAAATGGAATAATATCTAGTATAAGTGATAATAAAATTTATATTGATGATGCAAGGGATCCAGAAGAATCATATTTAGATGAACTTATTAATGAATCAAAAACCCTACAAGAAGAATTAAATAATATAAAATTTTTTATAAAGGATTATTATATTAAATCATGGTACCCAGTATTATTATCAAAGGGTATGAATGGCACATTAGGAGGAAAGGCAATTAATTTTTATTTTATTAGAGCAACTATTAATACAGCATTAATAAATAAAAGTTATGAAAAACAAATTACTAATATTGCAGGCGAAGATAATGTTAAAAAAAATGCTGAGAATGAAACTCTTGATAAAATAAAAACTTCTATTGATAAAGAAGAAAAAATTTATTATGATACATTATTAGAAATTATAAACACAGCAGAAAAGTCGTCATCTGTTAGTTTAAAAAATGAAGTATCATTAATAGAATATTATTTTAATCTTTATCAGGATTTAATTTCTTATTGGAATAAAGATACAAACATGGTCAAAACATTTTCTAAAGAAATTAATAAAATTTTGATAGAAAGATTCTTTGTTGATGAATGGAATTTATCAAATATTGTTGATAGAATTAATGAATTAGGTGACGAATTAACTATATTTTTTATATTTAATAAATTTAAATTTAGTGGTAAAAAAATATTTAGTGATTTATTAATTCAATATAATATAAATAATGATATAAAAACTGTAGAATCTTATTTAAAAGAGTTGAGTAAAAATGCTGTTGGGTCTACTGATTATGAAAAAGAAACTGTAATTAATAAAATAGTATTTAATTTTTTATTATATTTACAAATTAATGTATTAATAAAAGAAACTTATATAACAGAATATACAGTGGAACAAGTATTAAAAATAGAATCTACATTTATAAATAGTTTTTTCAATAATTTATGGAAAAAATTTGAAGAAATTCCTATTAAATTAGATGATATTTATAAAAAAATTGATGATATTAGTTCTATTTTTTCAACATATTCAATAATTAATGAAGATCAAGAACAATATCGTTTTTATGGTATTGGGAAAAAAAGAAATTGCCCAATACCAATTGAAAATGAAGATGGATATTTATCTCCTTTTTCTGAATATGAATATAATGATATTGAATATTGGCAAAAATATTGTTCATATGCAACACTTATGAGTGTTGCAGGGAAAGGATGGGCCACTGGGCTGCCCCCACTTATTGGCCCTATTCCATTTCCTATTATATACATTCCAATTAAAGGTATTCAATTACAATGGGGTATTATTGCCATGGGATTATCAATTTGTGGTATTTATGTATATCCATGGGTATTATATGTAAATTATGATTTAAATTATCAATCATCAATAGGTAATCCAACCAAACCTATAAAAAAGGCGATTGATAATTTAAAAAAAGATATTACTAAACAACTAAAAGAATTTAAAACTGTATCACTAAAAAAATATTTAGATGACATAAAAGAAAAAGTTGATATAGTTGATATTGAAATTAATAAATTAGAAGAAGAAAAAAGATTACATAAATTAGAAAAACCTACAAAAGATAGAACTCCCAGAGATAAATCTGAAAAGGAAAGTAAAGCAAAACATATTTCTAAACAAGCTAATTATATTAAAAAATTAGCAAAATGGAATGAAAAACAAGTTAATTATGTATCAAAAATATTAGAATTAAAAACATCTAAATATGTATTAAATATAAAATATAAAATTATATATGATGTTTATTCAGGTACATCTAAAGTTAAAGATAGTAATGATAACTCTATAAAAACTATTAAACAAAATGAAGAAAAAATTGATAAATTATTTAAAAAATTAAATAAATTAGAAGAAAGTATAAATCCTTTTTTAGAACCATTACCAATTTCATTAGAACCTAATTCAACTAATTTCGGTTTTACAGTTAAAAATCCAAAAATAATTATTAAATTTGATGAAAATATAGATGACAATATAAATACTGATGTAGTTAAAAAGATAATAGATAAATTTACTTTAAAGAGTAAGGATTTAATGTCATCTAATATAAATTCAAAATTTGAAAAATTAAATTGGGAAAAATATAAAAAAACATTAAAGGCTTCAATACCAATTATTATTAAAAAAGAGCCTTTTCCAAAATATAAAAATTTAAAACCAACAAATCTTGCTTGGACAAATTTTCTTGTTAAAGATTGGGTTCCTACTGGAGCTAAAACATACGGAATACCAGGATTCCCTTAATATATTAAATTATGAGCGCATCATCTATTTTAAAACCAAAAAGTAATAAAGAATTATCTAAACATTTAAAAATAAATTGTTTATCAAATTTAAATAAACTTTTGCGTAAATCTGCTTCAATTGGATTTGAGATTGGTGTCACAAAAGTTTTGAGAATAAATGATATATGTATTGGGTCGCGTATTACAAAACAATCTGTAATTATTTCTGTTAATTCTGCAATTACTCATGGATATGTAAGTATACTGAAAATAATGTTAGATAATAAAAAATTAAATATTGATCTAACACAATATGTATATAACAATATATTAGTTGACGTATGTTTGCATAATAATATTAAATCTGCTATATTTTTATTTAATAATGGAGTAAAAATTAAAGACAATAATCCATTGTCTTATGCTATAGTATATAAATACGATGAATTAATTCATATATTATTACAAAATGGAGCTGTTATAAATTATAAAATTTTAGTTGCAATAGCTAAACACGCAAACGAAAAGTCATTTAAAATTATTTTGGAATATGTAAAAAATGATAAATGTATTATTCAACTTTATAACAAATATAGCGAAATGAAGCAAAATTTAATTAAATCTAAAACAATTGGAGAATTTAGACATATATTAAGCAATTATAATCAAAGATAATTTAATAATAAATTTATTTTTTAATAAAAATAAACATGATTAGACTACATTATATATTAAAACCAAAATCTAATACAGACATTTTAGCTGCGTTAGATTATAAAGATTATAATGATTTATTAATTAAATCAGCCCAAATTAAATTTAGTTATGGTGTTGAATTAGCATTAAAACATGAAGATAAAATAGATTGTAATAATGGTAAAATTTTAAAAATAGGAGTTAAAATGAATAATTTTAGAATTTTTAAACTTTGTTTACAAAAGGGAATTGATATACATTATCAGCAAGATGTTGCGTTAAGATATGCAGCATCAAATGGTAACATACGAATGGTTAAAATATTAATAGCAAAAGGAGCTGATATTAATACTATAGATAGTCAAGCATTAAGATATGCTGTAGATTTAAATGATATTAAAATGATGGAATTATTAGTTAAACATGGTGCTAATATACATGCAGCTGGTAGTTTAGCGTTATTTAATTGTTTACAATTTCATAGATTAGAAGTGGCTGAGTTATTATTATTAGCTGGTGCCAGATTATCAAAATATTGGAACAATGAAATACATGGAAATGCTAAAACATTATTAAACAAATATAAATGAAATCTAAATTATTAAATATATTAAAACCTAAAACAAATAAAGAAATATTTAAATGTCTTGAAAAATATTCGAATGATGAGTTGTTACAGAAATCTGCTAACATAGGTTTTATAGAAGGTGTTAGGATTGCATTAAAAAATGGTGCTGATGTTAATATTAATGATGGCTCACCACTAAGAGTATCTTCATATGATGGTTATTACCAGGTTGTTAAATTATTATTAAAAAAAGGTGCTAATGTGCAAACAAATAATAATTATCCACTAAGAGTAGCTTCTTATTGTAATCATATTAAAATTGTAAAATTGCTAATAGATGTAGGTGCTGATGTGAATGTATTTGATAATGAATCTTTATTGTGGACTAAATGTCAAGGTCATGATGAAGTTGTAACAATATTAATTAGAGCTAGAAAAAAATTAAAACATAAAGAATTTATAAATGAAAACAGCAAATAAATGTATATTTAAGCCTAAATCTAAATATAAAATTTTAGAAGAAATTAAATATTCATCACCTGTTTCTTTGTTATTTAAATCAGTTAGATACAGTTTTATATATGGAATTGAAATAGCATTAGAGCAAGGAGCTGACATTCACACTAATAATGATCAAGCATTAAAATTGTCATGTACTAATGATAATTACGAAATTGTTAAATTATTATTAGAATCAGGGGCTAACATTCATGCAGGAAATGATTATGTTTTAAGATGGTCAGCAAATTATGGGCATGAAAAAGTTGTAAAATTATTAATTAAAAAAGGAGCTAATGTACATGCCCAAGATAACGATGCACTAAGGTGGTCTTATGTTCACGGACATGAAAAAGTAACTAAAATATTATTAAAAGCAGGATCAATATTAGAGGATCCATATTAAACTTGTTCTATAATAAAAATATGAATAATTTATTTAAAAGTAAAGATATAAATATATCAATTAAAGAATTTGAAAAGAAATTTAAAATTAAATTTTATAATAAATATCAAATACTTGAAGAATTTGATAAACTTGATATAAAAGTAAAATTTTATGATAGTAATTGTTTAATAGATAAAGACACATTAGATCAAGAATTTGAATTGTATTTATGGGAAATCAAAAAAAGTTCTGGATCAGCAAGAAATTATTGGACTATTGGTTCATGTTATAATAAAAAAGATGCACTTAAAATAGCATCAACTATGAAATTATCCCTTGATCCAACAGATGACACATTAAAAATAACATTAATGCATAACCATCATCATGTATTAAGATGTTTAGATATGTTAATATTATTACATAATATAAAACATTCAATTAAGGGTATAGAACGAGCTATTTTATTTGAATAATTACCAATCAGATAACAAAATTCGTTTCCATTTTTTAAGCTTAGGATTCCATACATAAAGATAATTATCATCTATAGCAATATGTGTCTTTGTGTTTACTCTATATGTATCTGGAGTTAATTCAGGATTAGTTTCTTGATTTACATATTCTACAGATGTAACATTAAGATCATTATTAGTTTTTATATTAATAATTCCTTCTAAATTTTCAATAGTTAATTCTTTAGAATTTTTCCAATTAGGTGAAGATATTGAAATGAATATATTTGATAAATTAGAATCTGAACTTAAACTAATTTTATCAATTTTTGTTGTTTTAGTTTTCATCTTTTATAGATATTAGTCCTTCAAATGTTTGTTTTTTAAGATTTCCAAATGAATCATAACTTTCTACAGTTATATCATAATCTCCTATTTCATCAAAAATATAAGGAACTGAAAAATTATGAACTCTCATAATTAATTCATTAGATCCTGTTGAAGGATTTTGTTTATTAATAGTCCAAATATTTTTTTGATTTAACATATAATTGTTATCAGCATATTCTGTCTTTAAAATAACAAGAGTACTTACATCTAATTTGATTGAATAATCAAATGGATAAAATTCAGTTCCTATTAAATTATCAGATGGATCATACCATTGTTCTAATATTTTTTCTTGATCAAATAAAATATTTAAAAATACAAATGTGTTATCAAGATAATATTGTTGATCATAAATATCATCTAAATAAATTTTAAATAAATTATTTCGTTCTGTTGCAGATTTTACATTTATTTGTATATCAACAAATGTAGAAAATGCATGTTTAGCTGTTAAATTATATTTTCCTGGATTATCTACAATAAATTCTGGCACATTTCCTTCAAAAATATGTTGATATCCATAAGAATTATTATATGTAGTACTTACATCTAATACTCTAAAAGATGAACCCCAAATATATCCAGTACTTTGATCATTTATAAGAATAGCAACTAATTGATTTTCATCAAAAGAATATGTTGAAATATCGCATGTAAATGTTCTATTATTTAAATCATTTGTACCATTTAAAATAGATCTTTGTGTATCATTTAATAAATACCATTCAGTTGAAGAATCAATACTAAAATTAGAAGGTGCATTATCTATAACAAAATTAGGTGATGTTGCAGTTATTATACTTGCACTAGCTTCTTGAATAAATGAATATTTTCCTTTATCAAATTGTACAATATTAACCAAATCGTTTTTATAAAAATTTTGGTAATCTTCATCTATTATAATATTAGATCCTGATATTGATGTAATTCTTTCAGTTAAATTATAAAATTTACTTATTGAATTTATTTCAGGAATATCTTGAAAATATGTAATAGAAGGAACTTGAATAAATGGATTATTATCAACATCATATTCTAATGTTAATCCTTGTAATGGAATTATTCTATCAAAAATTGGATATAAATTTTCATTAATTAATGTACTTACTTCTAATGAAGTAATATATGTGCTTGTGCATGCATATTCTAAATTTCCTGCACAAGAAGTATCAATATAAGAATTTATAGTTGGATATTTTTGCCAAACACTATAACTATTTCGATCATAATTAAAAAATGCATTATTTTGGCCATTCCACCCATTAATTTGAATTGTATAATCTCCTGCATGATTTACATTCATTTTATAAATACTATTATCGTCAACTAATTCTATTGAAGCATCTGGATTATAATAAAGTAATGATACATCAGAAGGATCAAATGTAAATATAGGCATTCGGGGACTTGTATATGTTACATTTAAATTAACTTGTTGTTCTAATAAAGAAGTGTCGTAATTAAAATTAATAAAGTTTTTAAGTATTGTAAGTTCTCTAATTGAAGAGTCATTTGGAATGTTGTCACCAATTAAAATACTATCACTTGTCATTGAAGCATCTATTTGCATAGCAATTTTACCATCTACTATATCAAGGATATAATTTTTATCTAAATAATAAGATGATCCAGATGCGTCAGTCCATTTAAATCCACCAATATTAAATAATGACGCTTTATAATCATTATTTAATTCATAAATTAAAGATGAACTAGCATCAGTTTGTAATGAAAATTCTCCCCAAGTATATGTTTTTATTCCGGTTGATGATTCAAATACCCATTTTCCTGTAGATAAATTTGAAGCGTCTTTTTCTTGGTAAATAGAATAAGCTAATGATTCTGACCAATTATCATTTGATGGATCTCTTAAATAGCCAGTTTCGATTGTAACATCTAAATTTACTGATGAATCATAAAATGATGTTGATGTATCATAATTATTATAAAATTTTATTTCATTTTCATATATAAATAATGGATTTGTAACAAAATTATTTGTTAATACACCATTTTCTTTTTCTAATAATAATTTCCATTGAATATCATATAGATCAACAAAGGGGGCTGAAAAAGGAGAACCTATAAATACTGCAGAAGGATCTGAATAACTTAAATTAGAATATTCATCAGGAGAAAAATATCCATTAGAAGGATCCCATCCATATCTTGCAAAATTTATAAATGTTGTATTTAAATCTTGTATTGTTAATTCATTTGATTCTTTAAGTGTTAATAAAATACTTGTATCGCCATTAACTAATTCTGAGTTTTTAAAAATAGGTAATGGAGTTAATGATTGTTCATAATTTGCTACATTACCAATATTTTGTGTACCATATATAAAATTTTGAAATCGTTCAAAATAAATACCTTCTCCAGTTAAATCATAAATTCTAGCATTTACACCAATTATATTTTTTTCAAGCCATTTTTTTAATGCAAATAATTTTATAAGAATTTCATTTAAATTATATTCATAACAATTTTCTGTAATAGGAGTCCCCCAATTATCAAGTTCGCCGGTTTCTTTTGTTATACAATAAACTAATGATAATTGATTTAGTTTTTTAAGATGTTTTCTTTCTTCAGGAGAAAAATATTTTATAGTTTTTTTTCTTCCGTCGGCATCATATGGAACATGTAAAGATAATTTTTTATTTTCTTTAACATTTTTAAACCATTCTTTAACTTGAATATCTTCATATCCTAACCATTTTATAGCATTTATAAGTCCTTTATAAGTTCCTATATATGGCATAATTTGATTATGATCAAGAATCATATGTTTTGCTTTATAATTTAATAATTCCCAATCTGGAAGATCTTCATTTATATCAGATTCTTTAAATAATTTAGGAAATGATTTTGGTTTATAAAGACCAAAATTTTCTAATAACGTATCAAACCGTTCATCTTGACCTATTGATTGAGCATTAACAACTAATTCCATTAATGGATATTCGTTTTCACCAACTTTATGATTTACAACTAATCGTCTTTCATAAACTCCTTCTTCTTCTGAAGTAAACCCTACATTAATTTGGATGCCTTGATTAATAGTATATTCGCTTACATCATATATCAATTCATCAGACCAAATAATTTCTTGTGATGCATCATCTATAGTAAAAAATCGGATTTGATCTTCGTCTCCAACCATTCTAAAAATTAATTCAGAATTTGATGTATCATAAGGAGTTACATAACCAATTGATGATTCTTCAAAAAATATTAAATGTTCTGTTTCAATTAAACCTTGCGAAACAGGATCTAAAAATAAAGCCCCTGCATATGTAACAGATGGATAAATGTAATTAGAAGAATCTATAATATTTACTGTTGAAACTGAAGAAGAATTAGATGGTTCTGGATTAAAAATAGAAACATCTTGATAAAATATAGAGGCATCTACTGCATAAGGTAATTCTGCAAATGTATATTCTAAAAATAGTTGAGTGTTTGTATCATAATTCCACCCTCCATCAGCTATATAAGTTCTTACAATTTGTAAGGAAGGATCTGTAATAGCATAACCTTGAGCATTTTTGCCAGCAGAGGTGCTAAAAATCATATTAAGATAAGAATCGCCTGTTAAATTAAGATTATCACCTTGTTTCGAAAAAATTTTCCATAATTCTGGTTTCATAAAATATAAGTTAAAATATTAATTTATATTATATATCAGTATTATAGAAAAGTACAATTATAAATAAATTATTAACTATCGTAGTTCTAAATATAATTAGTTAATAATTTAGCAATTTCATTATACCCATTTGCAGATGCTAATTCTATCATTTTAATATTTGCAATAGCACCTGCACTAAGTAAAACTTTTACAACTTCTAATTTACCATTTTCTGCAGCCCATTTTAAAGATGTATCAGTTTCTATATGAACATTAGCCCCATATGCAAGTAATATTTTTACTGTTTCAGCAAAACCATTATTAGCAGCCCATCTTAAAGCTTCACCATGATTAAAATTAATATCTTTATTACATCCAGAATTAAGTAATAATTTAACGATATCATTGTGTCCTCTATCTGCAGCCCATCTTAAAGATATACTGCAATTTATACGAGGGTTTGCACCTTTTTTTAATAATAATTTTACAATTTCAATATGTCCACTATCAGCAGCAAAGGATAAGGCATATTCATCATTTGCGTGAATGTTAGCTCCTTTTTTAATTAATAATTTAGTTATATTAATATGACCATTTTCAGATGATCTTCTTAATGCTCTGTTATTATTAGCATGAACATCAGCACCTTTTTCTAATAATAATTTAACGATTTCAGTATAACCATTTTCAGCTGATGATACTAATGCGTTGTCATTATTAGCATGTACATCAGCACCGTTTTCTAATAATAATTTAACAATTTTAATATGTCCACTTTCAGCAGATAATCTTAATGCTCTGTTATTATTAGCATGAACATCAGAACCTTTTTCTAATAATAATTTAACTATATTAGCATGACCATTATCAGCTGCTAATGATAATGGATTATATGAAGTATTATTAATATCTACACCTCTTACTAAAGCTAATTTAACTCCACATATAAATCCAACTATAGATGATTTAATAATCAAATCATTATTATTTAATATTTTGATTTCAACTAAAATTTCTTTTGTAGACTTAGGTTTTAAAATATTTGTAATTTTCATTTGATATATGTTTTAATCCCACCAACTTTTTATATTTTTTAATATTTCTACAAATTCTACTAATTCTTCTTCTTCAAGTTCTTGAGCTTTTTTGTATATTTCTAAATTTTCTTTTTTTTGTTCATATGTTAAATCATTATCAAAAAAATTATCTAATTCCCATGATGTATTACATTTATGCAATTCACCACATTTATCTGTATAATTATCCTCATCCATATTATTAATAATTTCACATACACGATTTATATCATTAATTTTTGGAATTCTAGTTTCATCTACTTCAAAACCTGTATTAAGACTTTTAACTGTTCTTTCTAATGATCGTTTTAATATTAATAAATTATACATTGAATCCCAATTTCTAAACTTCCAAATTACATTCCAAAAATAAAATATATTATTAAATCCTTTAGTAATATCATATCTAATAAAAGAATATATTTTATAATACCATTTATTATGTAATTCTAATATTTTTAAACTGTCAAAAAAAGTATTTGTAAATTTTATATTCATTTTTGTTATTTATTTAAATAATATTAATTATGTATTTTAATATATTAATATCTATACTAGGTGGTTTCATGTCAAATATTATCCAAGAAAACTTAGAATCTTCTTTAGTTATAAATTTTCTTAATAATTTTAACATGTCAGAATTATCATAATTATTAGCATAAGCGAATGCTAATCTTCCATTAACATTAGCGTCAGCACCGATTTTTATAGCATATTTAACACCATCCATAAAATTATATCGTGCAGATATTAATAACAATTGATTTGCATTAATATCTGATTTAATTTCTTTTATAGTTTTTGGATTAAATAACATTAATTAATTGGTTTAATAAATTAATATGATGATATTGATCATTGTGTTTTATAAATAACCAACGATTATATAAGATATTCATTATGATATATTTAACGTATCCTTATCATGAGCTATTGAAACCCATTTTTTTATCATTTTAGTTGATTCTAAAATATATGTCATTAATGATTCTATTTGTCCTATTAATGCGTTTTGTAATGGATTAGCCCATAATTCAGATGATGTAGTTTTTCTTAATATTTTTCCTGTATAGTCATAACCTAAATTTTTGAATTCATCATTATTATGTTTAGCTTGATATAAATAAGGCAAACGAACTTTATTTGTATTTCGTGCTGGCACCCCAGCACGTGGATTATTTATTTGATTATTAGCAGCCATAATTTATCTTTTATTTTATATATTTAGCTTGCATTTTTCTAACATTTGTATTATACCAATTGAATCAACATCCTCTGTAGCCAGCATTATTTCTTCTGATAATTTTGGTTTAAATATATTCATAATTATAATATGATGAATATTTATATAAATTTTTTACAAATATAATAAAAATTAATACTCTTCATCATTATATTCTTCATCATCATCTTTTCCATAATTTAATGCTGTTGTTAATCCAAGCCAAAAAACATTAAATTTATTTTTATAATTAAATGTAATGTCATATTTAGGATCTGGTTTGCCCCACTCAGGATATGTTTTACTTAATACCAAATTAATTTTTGATCTTACATATGGATGAACCCCATTATCATCTTGTGGAATAGTATCATAAAGTTCTAATATGTAATCAGCTACTAGAGTTCCCAAATGATATGGTTGTAATAATTTATTAGAAGTTAATTCAATAGTTAATACATTTTTTAATATGTTATCTAATTTATCTAATTTGAAACTTTTGTTTATTTCTTTTTCAGATTTAGGTTTTAGAAAATTAGATACATTTTCGCTTATATGCTTATTTTTCATTTTTCATATATTTTTAATAATCTAGCAATACTATAATTATTATTTAACAAAACTCGTTTTAATAATTCATTATCTTTCGTAAATTTGCCTGGATCAGCCCCTGCTTCTAATAATAATTTAACAATTTCATAATTATTTTTACTAATACTAAGCCTTAATGGATAATTATTTTGAATATTTACATTAGCTCCTGCATCAAGTAATAATTTAATTATATTTATATTTTCTTTTTCAACAGCATATTTTAAAGGTAAACCATTAGAAATATTAGTAATATTAGCATTAATACCCTTTGTTAATAATAATTTTACAATTTCGATATTATTATTTATTATTGCTAATATTAAAGGAGCACCTTGTTCAGTATGAATATCAGCTCCATTTTTAATTAATAGTTTAGTGATTTCAACATTCCCAACTTCACAAGCACATTTTAACCCAGAGCTAACAGGAATATAAGTATTAGGCATGCCATCACCCCACTCATGATTTTTTATGTGTTTATTTTCCTTTAATTTTAATTTAATATAATCTATTAATCCATATTTAATTGCTTCAAAAAATGCAGATATTGGTGGCATTTTTTTAATTTCTAATAATATTTCATCATTAGTCTTAGATTTAAATATATTACTTTCGTTCACAAATTTAGCTTTCATTATAAATTAAATACAATTATTTTGGTAAATATAATACTTTTTAATAACTTATTACATATATTTGGTAAATAAATTAACAATTTCATTATAAATTACTAACAATTATTTTGTTGTTATTTGAATTAAAATCTACAGGAGTTATTCCTCTTAAATTTATATTAACATTTGATAATTTAGATTTTTCTAAAGAATCTTCATAGATAATTTCATTAGAAGATTCAAAATCTCCTCTTATTAATGGATATAAATCTTTAACCAAAACTTTATTACCAAATGCGTCATTAACATAACGTTCCAATAATATATCACCATAATCATCTAATCCATATCCTGTTCCGTAAATAATTTTATTATTTTTATCTGCATCAAACCATACTGTAACAGAATCTACTCCTTCAATATTTTCAATAATACGAACTAAATCAGAAGATGGTACTCTATCTCTTCTAGTATTTTGTAAGAAATAATCAGATGTTTTAGAAATAATTTGTTCCCTTATAACATCAAGTTCAAACCCTTCAAATAAAATTAAAGACATATTTAAAACAAATCTAGGATATTTTAAAGTTGTAATAGCATTATCTACTGTAATTATTCTTTGTCCACTTTCTTCGATTAAATCTAAAATAGCAGTTTTTTCATTTGATGTTAATATAAATGAGTCTAAAGAACATGTATAATAATTTTGGGCTGATGAAATTCGCTTATTAACATCAGGAATCAAGAATAAATAAACTGTATTATCATCTTTCTTTTGCTCAGTTAAAATAGTTTTCCATTTATAAACTTCACTTTGTGCTTTATCTAATTCTATTTTTTTTGCTAATGTTCTTTCTGAATTTACACCAATAGTTGATGATAAATTTCTATATTCATTATTTATCGTTTCATATGTATCAGTTGCATTATTAAATTTATCTAATGCATATTGATCTTCATATGTAGCAAATCCTGGAAATGCATCAACAACAGTAAACATATTTAACTTTCGTAAAAAATAAATATAATTATCTGCATTTGCTAATGTAAAAGAACGTGACATATGTGGGGCTAATAATCTTGTCAAATATAAAGGTTCATCTAATGTTCCAAAAATAATATCGTTTTTAATTGCAATTTTTAATATTTTATTTAAATCTACTTCTTCACCATTTAAAGCATATCCTCTATTTTCAAATTTCCAATTAGTTAAAGACTCAGCACTTGGTGTTTTAATATTACCAGGTTCTCCATCAGTAAGAAGATATTCTACTAAAACAGTAGATCCTAATCTTGGAATTGATCCATTATATCCATTACCAAAAAAAATATCAATCCCTCCTGATTGACCAGTTTTAACCATATAAACTTCTTCTTGAAAAATCATATCAAGAATAGAATCTCTTTTGTCCCAACGTTTTCCGTCAACATAAATATTTACAAAATAATTATCAATTCCAGCACCCTTTTTATTTTGAAAATTATAAGATTGTAAAGGGTCACCGGTTCCAGATGCTTGTTGATATTCAAGTTTTCCTTGCATAATATTTACATCAACATAATTATTTATACCTGTTAAATCTAATCTAACTTCTTCTCCAGGAAGAACTACAGTGTATGTAAGCCCGTTAGTTGTAGATGTGATTTGGGTATAGTTGGGGATAGTAATAGTATTTCCATATAGATCAATCTTTTCTCCGTTGTAAGTTAATCTAAGGGTCCCCCTTGCCGCCATAGCCCTAGAAGGATTATGACCTGTTAATGATGCAACTCCTTTTACACTTCCAGGACGAGTAGCTGTATTAATATTAAGTTCAGTTATCGAATCTTCATTATAATATAAAATCATTCTTCCTAAGTGAAGAGTAATTTGTAATAATTGTCCCATAGGTGAAGCCATAGTAAAGTATTGTCCTACATCTTCATATGTTGCCTTTATAAAATTTATAGAATCTTGATAAAGTTCTGAGAACCTGATACGATTTGTTCGAAAGAAATCGAACTTTACATTATTATTTGACATATATTTTTTATTTTAATTCATTAATTTTATTAAGAAAATTTTTGATCAATGTTATTATTATCTTTGCTGTATTTGAAGATGGCTCCGAAAAATTTCTCCATTCAACAATTGCGTTATTAATATCATATAAAATATCATGAGATATATTGAAATTTTTATTAAAAATATGTTGAGCTAGATCAAGGTTTGTAACATTAGCAGTGTTTTTTTCTAATACGATTAATATTTTTTTTAATACATTTATTATTCGCATTTCTTCTTTAGATAATTCTATATTGGTTTTTGGTTTAAAAATAGAATTTTCCATTATATTTTTAGAAACATAAAAAGTAGATTTCAAAATATCTTTTTCTTTTTCTTTTATTTCACTTGTTATATTTATATCAAAAACATTGTGCGTTGTTGAAAAACCATCAAAACTCCATTTATGAGTTAACCATTGTGGATATTGTATATCATATGCAAAAATATATCCTATTAAAGCAACTAAATTAATATCTGTTATTATTACATCATATTTATTATTAATAGTTTTAGTATAAACATCTGGATGTAATCTATTTACCCTTTGAATCTGTTTTAAGTGGTTTATCTTAATTTCATCTATACTTTTAGATTTAAATAAAGATTCATATACAAATTTATGAGTTTTAGATATATTATCTAAGTATTTTTGTATATCTTCAGTAATAATTATATTAAAAATAATATTTACAGTAGAATATCCAAGATAAGTCCATTTATGAAACATCCATTGGGGTTTTTTTATATCATATCTAAAAATATAACCATATATATTCTTATCAGATATGTATGTTATCAAAACCTCATATTTTTTATCTTTAATAGTTGTAAAACAATCCGGCTTTATTTGCCCATATGGCATTCTGTTTTTAACTATATCTAAATGATTTTTTTTAATATCATCAATAGATTTAGGTTTAAATATATCGTTTTCTATAAATTTTGCATCCATATTTAATTAACTAATATTCCAACTACTTTTCGATTATTAATAAAAATGTCAATAACTGCATAATCAAATCCATCTCCTTTTCCAAAAGATACTCTTGGTTCTATTTTATAATCTTTTGATTCATCTACATATTGTAATATTTGAGATTTGATTTGCTCTTCTAATTCTAATTTATTAATTCTTGTTTGAAACACTAAATCTTCAAGACCAACTCCAAAATTTAGATCTCCTAATACTTGACCCTGAGATGTACCAAAAATCATTTTGATTTTTGAAATTATGCTTTCAATTGGATCAGAATGTTGAAGTATACCATAAACATAATTCGGATCCTCAGGACTTCGATTATAAATATCACTAATCATATTTAATTTTATATTTATTTATATATTCTAATTTCTAAATAGTATAATTTTTTTTAAATATATAAATAAAAATAGTTTAAATGAAAGCTAAATTTGTAAATGAAAATTTTAATAATATATTAAAACCAAAATCTGATGATGATATTTGGAAAGAACTTAAAAATTTAAATCCAGATGATTTATTAATTAAATCAATTAAAATAGGTTTTGCAAGTGGAGTTAAATTAGCTTTAGAAAAAGGTGCTAATGTGCATGTTAATAATAATGCTGCTTTAAGAGGGGCTTCTGAAAATGGTTATACTGAAGTTGTAAAGGTTTTACTTGATGCTAGGGCTGATGTGCATACTAATAATGATTATGCTTTAAGATGGGCTTCTGA